TAGTCATTAGTAAACGTCTCAGTTAACATCTGTAGCTCCTCTTCACTCATTGTATATGTCTCTCTTTTTTCTTTACTCATTTGTTATTGTTTTAGCCATTGATTCAGGCAAGTTATAGGTATATTTCTTTATTCTCTTATTACTATTAAAATCTGTAGATACAGGACAATTCATTCCTACAGGTGGTTTTGATACTATAGCAAACATATTCTTACTTATATTAAATATATGCATTCCTTTATTATCTGTAACCACGTATAGAAATTGCTTATCTTTTAATTGAGCCTTTTGAAAGTTCTTAAATAGCTTTAGACATTCTATTTGTTTATCTCTATAGTAATCTCTTCTGTTTTTTATCTCTACTATGTAGTCTTTGTCTTCTGCATCATAAGAACTATACTGGTCAGAAGCTCCGACCAGATTAGTTCCTAATGTATTTAAGAGTTTTATAGTGCTCTCTTCATTCATTACTCTCTATGTTTTTTACCTAATAACATAGGCTCATTAATAGCGTATTCACCACCAAATACTACAGCGCATCCTATAGCAGGCTTCTTAAAATTCTTACCATAAGCCATTGCATAGCTTCTAACATCTATTCCACATCCTACTGCACATCCGAATACTTTGTAATTAGCTCCTACTATGTATTCTGTAAACATCTCTGTATGTCTGTGACCTTGCACTGTAGACATCATATCATCTTTAGCTTTCTTAGAGGCTCTACCTGATTCACCGTGAATGTATTGTACGTTATCGTAAATGAATTTAGTATCATAAATCCAATTAGGAGTCTCTAAAACTTCTGCCATTCCTTTAATCCATCTCTTAGGTACACCTCCAGAGAATGCTTTACGTGTTACTATTCTATCGTGATTTCCGATACATACATCCGCTACAGGGAATGCTTTATACCATTTACTTAGTCTTCTTATAGCTAAGTCTAATTCATCACCACCACCTAAACCGTCAGGGTCAGGCTCGTGAAAACTACTGTAGTGATTATCTATTACGTCACCAATAAATATAACCTTATTACAGTTATGTTTAGCGTAGATAGCTTTACAATGAGCTAAGTAACCATCTAAACAAAACGGTTCGTGTAAATCACCTATTACTAATATCTTATCTTCTACTTTTACTAAGTTCTCGTAAGCCTTCTTAATGTTTCCTTTTAATCTCGGTCTGAAATCTTTGTTTTTAGTTGCCATAATTAACTTTGGGTTTAAGTTTCTTTTCTATTATTTTCGCATCTATTAACTCAGATACGTGGTATAGCTCTAAGGCTAATCTTTTATATTGCTCTGGCTCTTCTTTGTTTTTACCTGTAGAATGTAACCAATTCAATCTCATTGCCATTTCGTCAGCTATTACTTCTAACTGTCTGACGTTTTTTTTCTTTAACTTCTTAGTTGTTAGCTCCTCCATATATCTTTTTTAAATCTCTAGTTAAATTAGCTACACAAGGTGAGCAATTAGATACCTTCCTTTTAGCGTTAAATACTCTATTGAAAATATTTACCAACTCTCTTTGTTCTTTTGAACTTACAGAACTTTTCTTAGCTTTAAAAAACTCAGTTAAGTAGTCAAAATCTTCATTTGATAAATCATTAAGAGCTCTATTAGGAAATAATTTATTTAAATCTTCTGCTCTTTTAGCACATCCGCAGTCATCTGCTCCTAGAACATCCGCTACAGTCTCAGCTACTACGTCTAAACCTAAAGCTTTTGTTACATCTGCTATCTTAGTTCCTAATCCTTTGTTAGCAGACTCTCCTAGTATATCTAAAACTACTGCTTTTTTAATCTTTATTTTCTGAGCTATCTTAGCTGGACTTAATCCCTCTGAGTTTAGTAAGAAAATCTTTTCGTTAATATCCATATTATTAAGGTTTTAATTAATATTAAAGCAAATGTATATCAAATAAATGACATACACAAGCTTTTTCTTGTTTATTTTATGTGAGAGTAGTCACCGTTTAAGAAATCTGCATAGTCTTCGTACAAATGCTCTGCTATTATTAACTTACATCTCTTAATAGATAAGTAAATAGTCCTTACTCCTAACTTAGACTCTTGAGCTAAAACTTTAAAGCTCTTACCTGTCTTTAAGTACTTCTTAAATAATTCGTAATCAAACCATTTAGCTTCTTTTTTAAGTACATTGTACATTTTGTCTTCTAATCTACTACAGGCTGGTATAAATGGGTCTACACCTTCGTCTATCCAATTGTACTTCTCTTCAAAATCGTATTGAGTACCTAAGAATGAAAATTTAATATTAGACTTCTTTTTAATGTCATTTAATATAATGCTTCTAAGTACAAAGAACATATAACCTTTTGATACTTTACCTTTAGCATTTACTACTTTCTCGTATAAGTCATCGTATCTACTTAGTCTTAAATAAGCTTCCTGTACGTAGTCTTCTGCGTAGTTTCTGACGTTTACGTTATTACCTGAAATAGCCTTAGCCATTTTGATATATTCATTGTGGTATTTAGTAAGTAATACTAGAGCTCTGTTTGTGTCTTTTATCTGTTCCATTAAAATTCGATTTTAGATTCTGTTTTGCTTTGTTTTAGTGATGGTATTATAATATCTCTACCTGCTATAGTAAATGTTACGTTAGAAGGCATCATACGAAGTGAAATAGGTGAGTCCATAGATGTTGGTCTTCCGCCTGTCTCTGTTTCTTTTACTTTCTTAACGTGAATATCTGAAACCATCCATCTAGTTGGGTGTTGTGTATATCTGTGAATAGCTATTACATCGTCAGCTCTGTTTCCCCATTTACCACCGCCTTCGACGTCTGCCATACTAGGAGGCTTTGGGAAACCTGCAAACTCGTGCTGTGAGTCGTGAGTCCTTCTTAATGCTTCTGTAACTGCGTGACAATTTAACCACATAGAAACGTTTTCTTTCTTACAAAATAATCTCATTTCTGAAGCTATCTGGTAATCGTATTCGTGACCTCCTACAGTTCTTAATAGCTGTGGGTCTTTTGCTAAAGAGTTATAAGGGTCTACTAATAAACCGTCATAGTTCCAAGCATCTTTAATAGACTTAGCCTCATCCATTAAACTTCTAGCTGTGTATATTTTATCTACTGCTATAATTTTAAAGTGGTCATTAATCCATTTAAGTTCTATATCTATAATAGCGTCAGGTATCTTTTGTATTGGTTCTCCTGTTCTAAATTCTAATAGTTTACGAGCTATACTGTAGTCTGTATTTTCAGAAGAGAAAATTAACCATTTAAGGTCGTGCTTCATAGCGTAAGCCATCATTAGGTATAATATAGTAGTTGTCTTTCCTGTGTTAGCGTGTCCTACGCAAATATTAAAAGCTCCTTTCTTAAATCTTAAGTATTCGTCTATAGCTTCTACATCTAAAGGTAATCCCTGTTCTATACGGTCGTATTTGACGTCTAGTAATTTACCTTTGATATGTTCAAGACTTGTTATCATTATTTATTTGTTTTTAGTGAATAAAAAAGGGAGCTTTTACACTCCCTATAGTTTAATTATACTCCTTAAAAAGGTAAGTCAGGAGTAGCTCTACCTGCTGTAGATTGCTCAGACCCTGCAGTCTCTCTTTCTACTTTGTCTGCAGTTTTAATGTTTCCATCTGTCCAAACTACTTTACCATTACCTAAGTAGGTTCTTGGCTCTTTAGCTTCTCTCTGCTCTTTAGATTGCTCCATAATAGCAGAAGCATTCTGTCCGTAAGGGTTTGTATTGTCATCTAAAAAGATAGTGACATTAGCCCATCCCTTGTCGTTAAATACTAATTTCTCTCTGTTAATTCCTAAACTGATAATTGCTGACATAATTTAATCGGGTTTTTAGTGAAGCTCCATTGCTTCGTTATGTAAAGGTAAAGCATTTATTTGGATTTACCTAATTTAATTTAACTTTTTTTTTAATATTTACAATCTACTGCTATTGTTAATTCATATGTTTGATTAAGAGACTCTTCTTGACATTCTATATCTATCTTAGATATTTCTTTAGATACAAATACACCTTCAGACTCCTCGAATTGATTATTATATGTAGTCTCTACACATCCACAGTCTATAACTAATTCCTCTTTTTGACAGCTTGTAAATATTCCTACTATCATTACTAATCCTAATATTACTTTTTTCATAATTTCTATTTATTTAATGTTAAATCCTATATATTCTTTTACACTTAAGTCATCATTAAGTACTACTGTAACATAAGCTGTATTATAAACAGATACACCAAATGAGTTTTTAGATGTAAACGTATATGATGCAGTCGCTACGCTTCCTGACAAAGCAACGAAATCATATTCCTTAAAAGATAATGTATCTGGATGCTTAACGTAATCTTTTACTGAGTTTTTTAATGTATATTGTATCTCAGAATGACTATTTTGTCCTTTATCGTCACTACTGTTAGAACTTGCAATTATTACCGCTACAAATGCTATTAATATTACTGCTAATTTTTTCATTATATTGATTTTAATTTAGTTAATAATTCTGGTGATACGTTAAATTTACTTTGTACTTGAGCTACTGTAGCAGAACCTGCTTTTAAGGCAGTTACTACTTTTACATAACTACTAGAGCTTTCTGTTAAAGATTCTTTCTTAGGAGCTTCTTTACCGTGCTTATTTAAAGCGTCAGCGTCTGCTGTATTGTCAATAGCAAATAAATTACCTAAAGCGTACTTTTTACCATAAGAAGATGCAGAACCATATTTCTGAGGTAAAGACATTCCTTTTTGATTCATATCAATACCTACAATTGCGTTAGCAGATATAGACTCGCCTTCTATATTAGATATAGTAGCTTCACTCTGTAGTACACCGTCAGCTAATAAGCTTTCTGTAATCACTACATAAGTATTATACTTTTGATTTAAAGGCTTTAGAGCTTCTAAAACGTCTTCTGCAGACCTGTAGCTATACTTTCCGAAAGCGTTTGTCTGACCTTTCTTAGCTTTTAGCTCAGTCTGGATGTTACTTAGTGTTTCTCTTAAATTCATTCTATTGGGTTTAATTATTATTCTACAAAGGTAAATACTATTTATTTAATACACAAGCTTTATTATCTATTTTTTTTTCTATTATGTCAAATAAATACGTAAGTGTCTGAACCTCATTAGATTGCGCCTGATAATTTCTTCTTAAAATATCGTTTGACATCTTAGATGGTATTACTCCTTCTATTTCTAGCTCTATTTCTTGTAGTTCTTTATAAGCAAAGAATAACTTAGCCTCTAATTTATTAGAAGCTCTTTCTAGTAATTGGTCTGTAGTTAGTTTTGTTGTTTCTATCATAAGTCAAATATATGTAAAATTTAGTTACTGTGCAAGTTTTTTAGCTATTTGTTTTAAAATATTTTGTTGTTTAATAGATAAATTTTCCCTATACACTATACTGGTGAGAAAAGATACTTCCCATTTATTATTAGTTTTTAATATTAAGCCTTTAATAACATTACGTTTAGATATGATTCGTTTAGTATTTGTCTTAGCTCTTTCTTTTAGTATCTTATTGTCAAGTTGAATATCTTTAGCTTTTTGTTTTTTAAGATTAGCTTCTTTTTTAATAATTTCTAATCTCTTTAAGTTGTATTCTATTTGTTCTTTAGTCATTATTTAGGTTTTTAGTGTTTATTTATATAATTAAGATGTCTGTAAAATGTAGCTTTAGAAATTCCTATTGCTTTATATATCATTTCGTTAGGTACATCATTTGCTACCTCTAGTATTAACTCTATTTTTTTTAATGGTTTTAAGTTTTTACTAGATATTTTTACTATTGTTTTATATTTCTTATCTAATTCCTTCTTAGTCTTTAATTCTTTTAACTGTGTATCTTTAAATATTTTATTATCTCTGTCTTGCAATTCCTTACTCCACCTGTACATTGTAAATATTAAAACAGATTTATACTCTTTCTCTGTATCAAAAAGCTTTACTGATTGATTAATCCACTTACCTTTTATTTTAGCTTTCCAAACATAACTATACCCATCAAATACAGATTTGTGATTTAATAAGTTAGTTAGAGATTTAAGGTCTTCATAAGACCAAGATGTAGTATATTTTTTACTTATCATATTAAAGTAGTTTTTTATGTAATAGTTAATTATTAAGCAAACCTACAAAAAATAAACGAGACTACCAAGTAAAAGTAAATAAAATTCATAATTAAATAAAAGCAAAATCTACAGAAGTCGGAATCTACAGAAGTCAAAATCTACTAAAGACTCTTCTACATAGGTAGAATTATCTGTAGATAAAGTAGTTTGTAGTAGAAGTTTTTAGTAAGAAAAGTAACCAAAAAAAAGGCTTCTTTAAGAGTAGTTTTTTTGTTTTTGCAGAGTATTGGTTTTCAGTGAGTTACGTTGATTTTTGAGACAGATACTTTTTTCTCTTTGTCTCATTTACTAAAAGTTTTGTATATCTTTTATTGCCTTTAGTTTATCTCTAAACTCTTCGAATACTTCCAACCATTCAGCGTCTGACATTTTGTAGATTTGTCTAGATTTTATAAGTAGCTCTTCTGCTAATTCAGTTCCTATTTTAAGAGAGTATTCAAATTGTCTACCATATTCGAACCTATTACACTTTCTACATTGAGCGTGTACATTCTGCTCATCATATCTAGTAGCCATCTTAGCTCTAGAAATAAAGTGTCCGCTATCCGATTCTGTAAAGTGTATTGGTTTGTTGCAGGATATACATTTGCAGTAACCTGAGTCGTTATCTGCGTCTCTTCTACGTACGTATTCGTGAAAGACTTTATCTATTTTAGTTTTCCAATATTTTTGCGTCTTCTTTTTAACTGCCATAACATAAGGTAAAAAACAGGAGTACCAATGTCAAAACCCTACAAAATCTATCGATACTTTTCCCTGTTAGTATTTATTTAAAAACAGTTTTAAAGCGTTTTAAGGCATTACTTAATATATTTGTCCACTACCTTTCTAGCAAAGCTCCTGAAGCCTAAGACATCTATAACAATAGCTCCTAAGACATACTTATACCAATTAGGTAACTTATCTAGGTTTTCGTAAGATATTCTTATGTCTTCTGAAAGATTTGTATATTGAGAAGTATTATAAGCAATTATAAAAGGTGTTACTGTAGCAATAACTACAGGTACTAAAAAAAGGTATGTAATAACCTCGTCTTTCCACGTCTTAGATTTTTGTCTATTAGTGATTAAGTCTATTTGATTGTCGGAATCCGTGTTAGACAGAATCCTATCTACAGTAGCTTTAGTCTGAGCTTCTACAATAGCAAAATCTTGCTTCTGTTTTACTGCTTTTAATTCTGCTTTACGTGCTAAGTAGTCTTTACCTATGCCTAATAAGTTTCCTATTATGCTGAATATATTCATTATCGTTCGTATAAGTTTATAATATAATCGTATTCTTTAGAAACATCAAAAGAAGGACAGGCTTTTGAACTAAATTCATTGTGTCCGTGCAATGTAGCGTCTTCATAAGAAGCCATTAAATTGGAAAGTAAGTTATGTAATGAGTCTTTTTGGTCTTGTGTCCTAGTATCTTTAGGATTTAATTCTCTATCTACTCCACCAACATAAGAAACCCCTATAGAATTTCTATTATATCCTTTTACGTGAGCACCTTGTTTCTCTTCTGGACGTCCTCTTTCTATTGTACCGTCTAATAAGATTAAATAATGATATCCAATATCTGACCAACCTCTTTCTAAGTGCCATCTTCTGACAGTATCTAAACTAACAGGAGCACCTTCTCTAGTAGCTGTGCAATGAACTATTATTTTATTTATATCTCTCATATTAATTATACTTTATGTCTTTAAATTTACCGTTAAGTTTCTCAAAAGTCGTATTCATATCTTTAGGAAGTAAATCTATTCCCATTGCCCACATATCAAAAACAGCTAAAACTCTCTCAAAGTTATTAGGGTGAAAACTACTACCAAATATAGCAGATATCCTATGCTCAAAAGACTGAACTACATCAAATCTAAAGCCTTCAAAAAGTCTTATAACGTGGTCTACATTTTTAGGGGATATTCCTTTACTAAGCCATAGAGACTTAATCTCTCTCACATAATTTATATGCATCTGTGATTGCTTCTCTAGTATTAACTTCTTTAACGTATCTGTTGACATACTAGATATGTCTTTAGTTAATAGTATTTCTCTCATTAAAAACTGACAACTTATAGACTTTTGTTTTGCGAAATCTAAACACATTCTGGACTTTGTAGAATCGTATTTGTTATTCGTGTAAAATTTCATATTAGACACCTCTTTAACTACTCTAGAAAACGTTCTAAATATATCGTGGTCTATAAGAGCTGATATCTTTGTAATTTGCTTCGTGTCTTCTCTAAAAGTAAATTTTTTGAATTTATTTTGTATTTGTTTTCTTAATGTAAAAATAATTAAAGAAGATACAATAGTGGTAGAGATTAAATATTGGTTTTCTAATTTATAGAATAGGTTGTTCAATAAGTCTAGCAAGTTCATTTTTAGTGCATTATTAGTTTTTTTAAAAACAATTATTTATTTATTATATACTTAATAGAGTTTATTTCTTTTTGCATCATATCTAATTGCCTATTCTGAAAATCTATCTGTAGGTTTTGTTCTTTAATAGTTTCAATTAGTAAATTAATCTTGTCTTCCATATTATATCTCCCAACCTCCGAAAGTACTTTTCTTAATTGGCTTTATATCGTCATTATTATTTGTTAAGTATTCACTAAATTTAGTAGGATTAGCACAAAGATAGTCTATAAGTCTCTTAGCATAGTGCTGAGCAGTATCCCTAGTAGCTTCTGTCATTTGTTCCATATCTTCTCTAGTAAGTGTATTACTATTTTCAGAGGTATGTTTAAACACTCCTTTGTTGTTAATAGTATATTGACTAAAAGGTAAGTATTCTAAGAGGCTGTATTGAGCTAAAATAGGTTTTATATATGTAGATACCAAAGAAGCGTAATCACCGCTTAAAGTGCCTCCTATGATGTCTGACTGCAATCTCTCGTATAAATTAGTACCGATTAATTCGTGTACGTGTATATCTTGAGCGATTTCAACGTATTGTATTACTTTGTCAAAATCTATATTCCCTGAGAGAGGAGTGAATCTTACTAAGTCCTCTCTATTAATTAATAATGCTTTACTCATTTTACTTTCTTTTTTTAGTTGGTTTTACATAAGAAGGATGGTGACCTTTGTCTCCTCTATCTATTTGAGCTTCTGCTACTCTTTTGTCGTTTTTCCATTTACCTCTCTTAGGGTCGAAATTAGTTTCTTTAATTGCTTGAGCTACAGAAGTCTTTTTAACTCCATTCATAGCACCACCACCCCAAGCTTCACCGTTAACCTTTTTACGCTTAACATAGATACGTCTTTCGAATTTGTGATAACAATTAACACCGCCTTTGTGCTTCCAAATGCTATAGGGTTGTTTATTATGACCTAAGGCAGAATTAACACCGTCAGACTGCATCTTTATAATGTCTTCTTTACGGTATAATCTACTAGCTGACTCCATAGCTCTACAGAATCCCCTTTGCTTTCCCCCTGAACTCTTACCGTGTTTGTGAGAGCCTTGAACATAAGCGTATCTTACCTTTACAAAATTAGTATCCTGTATAGAATCTTTAGTCCTATTATCTGCAGGAGCTTGAGAAGATAAATTAACTTCGTGAGAGTTTAAAATCTTTTCCCAATCTTCGCTCTCCTCTTCATTGTCATCTACTCTAGCATCTACTAAATCCCATTCGTCTTCGTTTATGGTTTCTCCTTTTTTAGAGAGGTATGTTAGCCATTCTACTTGCTCCTCTGGATTAAAATTTGCAGATAAATTCTGCTCTTTTTTATTGTCTTTTTTATCTTCTTTAGATACGTCTTTAGTTTTGTTTACTGCCTCATTGTCTTCTACTACCTCTGCATCTTCTACATCTTGGTCTTCTGTAGTTACTTCAATAGGTTGGCTAGTAATAAAGAACATTTCTGAAACCTCTCCGTTAGTCTCTAAAATCTCTTCTAAGCCTTCTATTATCTCATCTTGGTAAGTGCTAATAACTGTAGCGTTAAACATCTGAGAAGCTACTAAAATCTCGTCAGCGTTTGAACTAAATCCAGATGCATCTTTAATCCCTAATAACATAGGAGACGTTACTCTGTGTCCTACTAAAATTTTATGCATTGCTTCATTAGCTAAATACTCATAATGAGAAGGTGCATCATTTAAAGAAATATCTTCAACTGTTGCTTTATTATCTGCAGAATCATTAAAAGCTACTATAACTTTCTGACCTCTTGAGCCTGTTAACTTTCCTTTCACATCTCTAGTAATCTCTTGTCTTTGATTAGCGTCAGGGACTCCGTTATTAAAGTTTATAACCTTAGTACCTGAGAATGAGTTCTTTGCCTCATTTAATAAGTAGTCACTAATTTCATTTTCAAGCTCAGCATAAGGTAAAGCTCCACTATAGTCTACAGGACTAAAATAAGAGTATCCACTTACATAAGGTTTTAAAACAAATAGCTCTATCTTCTCTTTAGAAGTTCCGAAAGAAGGAATCTTTTTAAGAACATCTTTAGGTGATTTGTTTACCCAATCTGGATGGTAGTAGTAGTTTTCTATTACTCCGTCAGCATTCATTTTCTCAGGTCGAATAGTATGTATAGGAAAGTGTTTAATCTTAACGACTTTTCTGTCGTTACCTGACTTATTATATATAACTTGCATAGAAGCCTGTCCTAGCATTTTACGCTCCTGTATAATCTTCTTAAGACACCTGTGCCCTATTACATCTCTTAAAGCTTTAACCTCTGCAGAATCAGCTTCTAAGCCTTCAATGCTTAAACCTCTACCGTAGATTAAATCTGATATAGAGCGAATAGATGCATTATTAGTAGCTGACTGTAAATAGTTGTTTATAAGAAATCTATAATAATCATTGTCATCACCGTAAGAGACATAGTCTTTATGCTTCTCTTCTACAGCTTTAGGCATTTCATACCCACTTAAACTTATTAAATCTATCATATTAATTTATTATTACGTATTCGTTTGTAGTGTTATTTTTAACGTACTTAGTATTATTGTGTATAGATACACTATTTGCATCTACATCTGTAGCGTAAGCTTTTCCTCTGTAAACTACTACACCATCTAAAGTAGCTTTAATCGCATAGAAAGCATTATTTTCTAAAGTTAACCCATCTGTATAGAAATCTGCAGAAAGTCTCTGAGAATAGCTATTATTAGCTAATAGGTTGTAATTAGTTGAAGGAGTGCTAAAGTTTACGCCTGCTACATCGTTACCGTCTTTAGTCATAGTCCAAACCAAAGTAGAAGCTACTGCTAATTCAGTAGATATCTTTAGGTTTAAGAATAAGCTTACAGCACCTTCTGTAGTTGTATTTATGTAATTCATTTAGTTACTTTATTTAAAAACAGTTTTAAGCAAAAAAAAAGCTACCTTTTACAGTAGCCTTTAATAATTCAATAATCTAGGTATTAAGCACCTACAGTAATAGCGAAATCAGTTGCTAAAACGCCTACGTAGGACTTAGCTAATCCTTTCTCCATTCCTGCGAATACTAATTCATATCCACTTTTGTCTCCTAAAGAAGCTCCTGTACTTGTTGTAGCATTCATTTCTACACCAAATTCTTCACCCATAACCCATAGTAAACCGTTGTTATCTTCAATGATAATGTGAGGTCTTCCATAAGCTAAAAGCTTTACTTCTTTGTGAGTTGTAGCATCTTGTTTCTTTAAAGATACTGTTAAAGTTTGTTCTGCAAATGTAGTACCGTTATCTCTTGAAGATGTTAACGATTGGTCAAATGTAGATGTACCTTTAAGGTCATATTTAAAAGCAGAAGGCGTAGTCGCCGTTACTCCTGTTATTGTTTCATCTGTTACTGCGAACCCCTCTGGAGCTCCATAGTTGATAAAATAGATAGCGTTCAAGCCTCCTACTGAGTCTTTACATCCTTCTAATCTACCAGCTGAAATATTGCAAGCCATAATTTTTTTGATTTAAGTTATTAATTATTAGATAGTTAGCTACCCCTAATTAAAGAGGTAGTTTAACTAAATATTTATTATACTGCTGGAGTAAGTAATACTATTTCAGAACCGATTGCATAATTTACAGTCGCTGAAAATCTCATCACTACTCTTACATTTTGACTCCCATCAATGTCGCTTAAATCTAAAATTCTTACTTCATTCATATCACTTTGTAAAGAAGTTCCAAACATTAAGTTCTCTTTCTCACCTGCTAAAATTGTACCTGAAGCTAATCCGTTTGCTACAAATAATTTAACACCTTCAAAGTCCATTTGAGTCTGTCCAACGTGGTAAAGGTCTTTATAACCTAAAGCCGCTTGAGCTCTTACATAAGAACGTGCATCTGCTTGAGAGATGTAGATAGAAAGTCCATCGTTTCCGTAGATAGTTGCTGGGATTGCATCTAAAACCTTTCCTAATTCTGAGATGATATTTGAAGAATCTATCCCTCCTGCACCTGCAGAAGCTCCAACTACATCAATTACATCAGCATCAGCAGTAGCTAAAGCGATTAATCCATCAAATTCACCTGCGTTAGCGTCAGCTCCGTTCCATATGTTCTGCTCCATTTTAGAAGCTACTTTACCTGCTACGTGTCCTACTAAGTAAGAAGCGAAAGATTTAGGCACTTCGTCAAAAGAAGAGAAACCTTGCTCAATTGATAACCAATCCTGCTCAAAATCAGCCTTACAAAGTTCTAAATTTACTTGAAAATCTTTAGGTATTAAGTAACGCTCAGTTAAAGTAACTGTAGAAGTTGCAGTAAAATCACAAGAAGCATCAGCGATAATATCACCAACAGCTAATTTTTGCATTACTTGTTTATATTTAATGTTTGCTTTTACTGTGATACCACCTTTGTCTAAAGTTGGTGCACTTAATAAAGCTCCAGCGATAAAGCCAGAAGCCTTTTCACCTGCGTAAGTAGTTGTAATACTTGTAGTAGTTGCCATTTTTTATTTTTTTAAATGTTATTAATATACTTATAAACTCTACTTTGTATAGAGTCTCCTTTTCTGCCTATTCCTGTATTTTTAGAAGATACAAGTTTCTCAGGACTATGAGTTAAGCCTTTAGGCTCTTCTTTAACTTCAGGTATTACTTTCGCTTCCTCCTCAGGTTGACTTAATGCGTTTGTTAATATCGCTTTTAAATCTTCAATTTGTTTCTGCATTTCAGCTACTCTAGGGTCTTCCTTAGGCTCTTCGACTTTGTCTACTGCTTTAGGTTCTAAAATCTCTTCTTTTGCTTCCTCAATAATTTCAACAGCCTCAACTGCTTTCTCTTCTACTATAGGAGCTACTACGTCCTCTACAACGTCTACGCTTTCCTTAGTTTCGGTATTCTCTTCTACAGTTACTTTTTCTACTGTAGCGTCTGTTTTTACTTCTGCAGTTACAACTCCTAGAGCCTCTGCAATCTTTCTTAATGTGTCTTGTGTTTTGTTCATAAGGTTTATTTATTTAAAAACAGTATTGTAAGCGATTTCTACATAGGTTTAAGACACTTAAAACTTTTTTCTATACTAGAGGTTATAAATGATTAGATATTGAAGCACAGGGATTGAACTGTAAAGCCAATCTAAAAACTCCATATTACCTCTACCTAACAGTTTATCGTAAACAACTTCTTTAAGAGCATAAATAAGAATAGCAATTAATCCGCCAATATTACCGAACAATAATACCATAGGGAAACCACTTAAAACACCTACTATTAAGTGAGCTTTATGGTCTGCTCTTATGTTGTTAATAAAATTAGATAATCTTTTCATTAAAATTTATTATCTAAGTAAGATACACCCATAAAAGAGTGTGAACCCTCATTAGTTAAATCTACATTATAAGACTTCCAACCGTAAGGATGGTCATCTAATCCTCTCCACATAACATCTAAGTGCCATCCTGTAGATAGTACAGCTTCTGTTATTACTTCTCCATCTTCATCAACTATTGCAGACTCTAAGACTATATGTCCTAGAGTTACAATTGCGTGATTTGTTTCAATTCCTAAAGCATCAATTTTAGTCTGTGCTTGTTCTTTGCTATTAAACTCGTATTTTGCTATATTCATTTTGGTTATAACTATTAGTGATTATATTGTTGTTAAAGCTGTTAATTGTGCGTCTGTTAAAGCGGTTTTGTATAGTTGCACACTATTAAACAACATTTGATTATATCTACCCGATGAAGTTGCAAAATCTATATTTGTTAATGTTTGTGCAATAGTAAAAGTATTAGTAGAACTATCAACTAAAACCCCATTTATATACACTTTTATATCTCCACTTTTATAAGTAAAAGCAATTTTTAAACTTGTTAAATCACTATAATCTGTTGGATTGTAAAAACTATAAGAAACACCACTATTAAGTTGATAGATAAACCTTAATCTCCCAGCTGTTGCGGTTAATATTCTAATTCTATCGACACCACTCGCATTATTTATTGAGAATAATTGATAGTTATTTATACTTTGTAAAGCCATTTTACTATCTAAAAATATTGTACCCTCTGTTTGTCCTATCAAACTTCCAATTCCGCTATTGGTAGCTATATCGGCTAACCTTGTGGAAATTACTCCTTGTGTAGGAATATACGATGTTGCGTAACTGCCGGCTTCTAATTGTGCACCGAATATGTAAGCATTAAACAAAGTAGATGTTCCGTCAACTCTATACGCTGGATAAACTACGATATTTCCACTTCCAGTTTTAGTAAATGTTTGTGTAACTCTTGTCCATTCTGTATCATTAACTTGTGTGTTTTGCCATAAAGTAGAATCTCCGTTAACTCTTGTTCTCCATACACCACTTTCCCCTTCTTTCGCTTTAATATAAAAACTAAATGTGTAAGTTCCTCCAGTAGAGCCAAGAACAGCAGCTAATCTGTCTAAATTAGAATCAAGTTCAATTAAATCAGCGTTTAAACTTCCATCTGGAGAAATAGATTGGTTTTCAGTTATAGTAGTTCCAGTATTACTCCACCCAGAACCATTAAAATCCTCCGAATAAGTTACCAAATTCGTACTCTGAGGCTCTAATAAAAGACTTCCGCAACCATCTGTATAGTCTATTCTTGGTAGGTTAGATGCTATATCTTCAATTAATCCCTGTGCGTTAACTCTCGTAGCTGATGAGCCACGTGAGAATGTCATATCACCGCTTCCGTCACTTGGTTGTATAGCTAATATACTACCGTTATTATAAGCGGTAGGTGTTAGTAAAATCGATGCTGAATCTAATAAATTTGCCATTATATTTCTATGTTTTCTAATTCTGTTAATATTGCAGTTGTACAGGTTACATTCTCATAGTATGTAGCTCTTGCTTGTAATAAACTTAATAAGTTAGGTATAATAGTAGGTGGATTAATATATCTAATTGTAGTAGTGCTATTAGTTGTACCTGTAGACTGTTCTATATCCCAAGAATTAAGACCATCACTTACTCCTGTAATTGGTCTCTCTACTATACCTGTGTTGTTAACTACGCTAGTAGACTCACTATCTAACCATAACTCAGACTCGTTAATTCCTGCTATTACTGTCTCTACTATACCTGTATTTGTTGCAGTACTTGTAGATTGCTCTATATCCCACGAATTTAATCCGTCACTACTATTAACTATTGTTCTACTCATTATTTCTTTATTTAAAAACAGTATTTATTCATTTACAAATTGTCTGGAAAGTTAGACTCATTTACAGTAACTAAAGTCTTTAATGTATCTATCTTAGTTACGTTAGATATTTGATTACCGCCGTATAGGCTTCCAACTCCCTGAAAGCCTACGTATTCATTCCCTACTATTGGGTATTTTGCTTTTATTACCATATTTTAAGGTGTATTTGTTACTAAGTTTGCATTTACAAAGTTATAACCTGTTAAATCTGCGTTTCCTTCTATATCTGTTATAGTTGTTACACTAGTTTCAATTTCGTAATAGTGAGAAGGTGCATTAGTCAAAAGACTAAGATTTTGAGTAGCTCCACTATTGTATATAGTAGATACGTTTGCAGTCTCATCAGTGTTCCAAATTGCTATTTGATTAAATGTACCGTCATAGTAGTTATTATGCACATTAGAAGCTCTACCAATTCTAAAGATATTATCACTAGGATTAGCTCCACTTATAACTCCGTCATATCCACTACCACTAGCGACTCCTATAGCTGTTTGTAATACTCCATCAATATAAATAGCAAATCTACTGTAATAGTCAGCTGAATCCGCTGGTACACTTCCTGTAGTTCCACCGTCAAAAGTTACTACTACATTCTGCCAAGTACCTGAAGTAAAAGCATTACCTACTACTAATATAATGTTATTATATACAGTACCATAGTTTAATACTAAGCTAGAGCCTCCTTGTTGTTTCAATGTAATAGCTCCACCGTTATAATCGTCTCCTGCTCCGTAAACCATTAAGGTTTGAGTTGAAGTATTAGAACTAGGTTTAACCCACATAGATATAGTCCAAGCATTACCGTCTCCATTAGAAGCTCTATCTAAAGCATTCATATTTACAGGATTACCTTGTAGAAAGCTAGTGCTTCCATTAAAGTTTAATGACTTAGTATTTGTATAAGATATTTGAGCGACAGTTACTGTTACTGTAAAATCTACACTACCTCCTACAGCATTACCTGCCTTACAATTAACTACTATAGTATCTGCACTTGTTCCTAAATAAGATGGAGCAGTACCACTTAATATACCGCTGTTTTGGTTTAATGTCATCCAACTAGGAGCATCTACCTCAACAAATTGATTAACGATATTGTCACTAGATATAATCTGAAAGTTTAAAACATCTGCTTCAGTTACACTAACTGTTTGATTAGCTACTGTAGGTACAAAATTTACATCAGGCTGTGAACCTCCGTTAATAGATTGCTTAGAAATTACAGGAATTGAGTAATAAGCTCTATTCCCTTTAACACCAAAGTATAAGTTAACTGAACCACCTATTGCAGGGTCTGCTTTAGCAGTTGCTACCTTCTCATTATTATCTTCAGAATAGATAGTTAATTTACCATCATCATTGAATCTCATAGAGAACATTCCTTGAATTGTATTAGCCCCTCCTTTTCTATATCCTACTACACCAGCACCATTATTAAAATAGTACGTAGCATTAGTATTAACATTCCAATCAGATGCTCCACTAAAATCAAAGTCTAAAGCCTCATTTGTTGCATAACTAAATTGATTATCTAATTGTTCTTCTGCAGTTGATACACCACTAGAAGCATTAGTATAATTAGTTCCGAAATAATCACCTTGACCGAACTCATCTAACATAAACATAAGCTTCTCACCTTTCTCAATAGATATAGCAGACTTTAATACTGTATGGTCTAATATACCATTAATTATACCTGCTTCAGTGTTAGCAAAATCGTGTACAATATCCCATATATAATCTACATTGTTTATAATTCCATTGGGTAATACTCCATTTGCCCAAGTGTACATTTGCATATTGAAAGATGTAACTGATAAAGCTATAGTAGTCTTTGCTACTGCCACCTCGTTAGTACCGCTATAGTCTATTAGCGTTAAGTGACCGTCATTGCCAAATCTAATACCCATTGCATCTCCGTTAGAGACAACGTATTTAGAGCCTGAGTTAGTAGTTAGTAAAGTACTATTAGAGCCCGCTATAAATCCACCTGCGTATATGAACATTGTACCCCAATTAGAAGCTGTATTAGCTCCACCATTGTAAGCTATAGGTGCTTCTGCTCCATCCCATATACCTAATATTAAGTTAGAGCCTCCGTGACTTTGAAAGTTCCATTTAAACTCAGCTCCCTGCTCTAAAGCTTGTCCAAAATAGAAAGGTAATTGTTGATTTACTGTAGAATCATTTGTAGACGTTGCTACTGCATCGTTAGCATTTGTTCCGTAAGATATGTTCCAGCCTGAATTAGAAGCTAATCCGCTTGAGCCATTAATCATATTAGAAGCGTCTATTGTAATTATAGATGAGTCACTCATAGTTAACTCTAAGTTAGAGCCATTAATAGCTCCACTATTTACAAACTTATTCTCATCTACTCCTAAAGTAGTTACATCTACTGTATAAGATGTTCCATCAGTTAAACTTATAGTTAAATCGTTACCACTTAATACAAAGTTAGTAACATCGTTACCACCTCCACTACCTGAAAATCCTGCAGTATTAGTAAATATAGCGTTTAATTGTACTACAGCCTGATTAAGTACTGAATTTACAAAAGCTCCGTCAATACTTACAGCACTAACAGGTAAACTCTCTACTATTACCTTAGCTCCACCTTTAGATTTTATCTTTATAGCTGTACCGTTAGCAATCGCTTCTAAGGTATTAACTGCGTGAGGTTGTAGTAAGCTTTCAGCTCCTAAAGATAAGTCTCTTAAAAGTATTGTAGAACCTGTAGAGTCTAATCCGAAGTCCATTGCTTGAAATTTAGAATAAGGACTAATTAATTCTAAGTCTTTATCTTCAAATAATCTACTTAATACACTTGTTTGATATCTTGTAGGTGAAGCATCGCCCTCACATACTTGTAATATACCGTCATTAACCTCCTGATTATTTACAGTACTTACTTTGTATATAGTAGCTCTTAATGTAGTATCTTTTTCAATATCTAACGGATGGTCAAAATACCACGTAATGTCATCATTTACAGCATAAGCTCCGTTATCTAAATACTGAATGTAAACAGAAATTCCATTAATAATTATCTCGTATTTTAATTGCTGAGACGCTGTTACCACTTCTGCTACTCTAGTTGTAATTCCTACTCCTGAGATATTGAAAGGAAAAAAGTTTTCACCATCGTATGGAATAGCTGTATCATTAACCGGAGAACCACCTAAAGGAACACTTTGAAAGTCAGCAAATACCCTCATTTTTGGAGTAGATGTTCCTGCTCCTGCTACTTGATTTTCTGCTAAAGATTGGTCAAATACTTCTCCCATTACAGGGTATTGATTATTTTTATTAGATAAATCTTCGTAGTATAAATTAGAGTTACCAGAAGCCATTTTGTATTTTCCACCAATAAAGAAACCGTGCTTCTTTACTTCAATGTTTTTATTTGCTTCTAATCTGTCTGTAATTGGATTGTATTCGAAATACTCAGTTACAATAGGCTTTTTTATCTGTCCTTCTACGTAAGCTATTACTGCGTCTCTGTCCATTCCTAGGTCAGCAACTAAATCTTGCCCAGCCTTGTTTTGAATTCTATTGATATTCAATTTACCAAAGAAGACTCTGTAATTAGTACTACTACCTCTTTTAAATACCGTATTTGATTTAATCTGTATGCGATTTGAAAGTGTTGGATGAGCATTAACCTCTAGAGAACCTATTTCTTTGTTTCTTACTCTTGAGCCATCAAATTGTACTTTACCAGATTTTAAGGTTGAGTATATTTTTACTTTATTTGCCATTTTTTATTTTTTATTTTTGTATGAATAAAGCCATCTCATTCATAGAGATAGTTCCTGTTACATCTGATTTTATTTGAAATCTTACTTTTCCTGCATCACCAACTCCATTAGTATCAATAGTATCACCTACGAAAAACTGAGTACTTATTAAGTGAGGATAATCTTCGTCTGCTCCTGACTCCATTGCTAAACCTGCCGCATTAATAGTAAAGTCAGCTCCTGCTCCTGTATGCCTCTCTAAAAATAATCTAGAATCTAATCTACCTCCATCTTCGTCAGGCGTAAAGCTTAAAGAAGTTCTTAACGTTGCAAAACTCTTTTCTACTAATCCTTCTAGTAAAAATACTATAGGGTCATTTAGAGCTCCTGTGCCTGAAAAACCTTGAGCCTGAGCTGTTTTCATATCTTCAGGTCTTTGGTCTGAAACTCCGTTAGCGTCTATTGTCATAATAACATCCATCCAAGTATCAACTTCCTCGATAACTATTTCGCTAGAAGTAGCTACTCCACCAAAATAGAAAGGAGACAGTATTCCAATATATCCTTGAGAATATAGGTTAGTGCTTTCATTTATTGAGTCAGAGCTTAATATAGAAATCCACTCAGTACCGTTCCAATACTTGTTTTCATTTGTCGTCTTATCAAAGACTAGCTCACCTACATTAGGAGTTAAATTTACTAAGCCATCTGTAGTAACCTCATCAGGTCTAACGTCAGAAGACGAAGCCTTTCTCTCTCTGCTTGAGTTATTATTAATTGCTGTGCTAGTAGATTGGTCATTAAATGAGTTTGAACCGTCATTTACTCCAACTACCGTTCTAGGTGTTACTGCCATAATTATTCTTTAAAGTGATTTATTAGTATTTCTTTTATATTTTCTAAAGCGTTGTCTACTATTTGGTCTGAGAAATTCTGTTCTACATTCTCTGCTACTAATATATCTGCGAATCTACCTTCTAAAGAGAAACCGAATACTTTGTCATTCTTTACGTATTTGTCCCAAATTTCTTTATCGTCTACCTTCATTGAAACCATCCAAGTTCCTTTTGGTACATTTAAACCAAATTTCTTAGATTTATCCATCTCAGGGTCTTCTACTATCCAGCTTTCAAAGACCGTCATTCCGTCTAAAACATCTTTATGCTCTAGAGTTGCATTTGACTGATTACCTCTCTTAAAAAACATCTCAGCAGTCTTAGCTACTGTGTCTTCGCTAAAGAAAACATAGTAATCCTCTTGACCTTTGCTACCTTGTCTGAAAATAGGCTTATCTGGTATTAAAACAGCACCCATAAGGATTTGTTTATCAGGTGAAACCTCAGCTAATAGGATTGGTTTTTCGTCTCCTAAAGCTATGAAGTCTGACTGTATAGCAGGATTAGAAACTAAACTCAGAGCGTGTACCCCGAACATCTCTGTAGCTTCATCTATTATTAATTCTATTAAATTCATTTTATCTTTATTTAAAAACAGTTATTAGTCAATTGAAGCCATATTCAAAGCGTTTCTCCTAAGCGATTGAGAAGTAGATACATCATTCTCCACTACATAAGCTCTCATAGTTCTGTTATTAGTACTTGCTACTGTGTCTGCAATCATATTCTCACCTGCAGAAGTTGCACCTATAACATTAAAAGAAGGAGCACTAACAGGAGAAGGAGAAGCACCTCCGCCACCACCTGAGCCACCACCTATAGAGCTAGTTATACTGTTTAATTTTTTCTTACTACCTGTAAAAGCTTTCACTAAAGAAACAGCCTGTAACGCATAAGAAGCCATAGTAATGATATTCCAAGGGAAACCTACTTTAGAAGACTCTGCCATACCTGAAGCTACAGCCGTACCTGTTTTAGCACCATCTATATTAGCCTCTACTTGAGCACCTTTAGCTCTAGCCATTAAGCCAGACTTTATGATACCCATCTTAGAAGCTAATTCACTTAATTGTATAGCTAATTTTATAGCTTGTAAAGCTCTAGCTATTGCTGTCTCTTTACCTGCTACTTCTGAAGCTGTATCTAAAACACCATACATTCCCTCTATCTTTGCCAATCTGTCAGACTCTTCAGCGTCTCTTAAAGCTTGTCTTTCTAAGTCTAAGTCTTCTTTGTCTTTTATTTTTTTCTCTTTAAGCTTATCTGCATCTTCTTTCTCCTTTATAGCGGTTAATCCTGCGTAATAATCATTTATACGTATTACAGCCTCAGCTTTTTCGGTTTCATTTAGCTTAAGTAACTCTAACTCAGCTATATGTCTAAGTCTTTTACGCTCTATCTTCTCTAATTCTGTCTTATCTTCTGCGTTTTCCTCTATAGTTTTAAGCTTTAAGAAAAACTTCTCTCTATTTGCGATTAATTTAGCTAAACCCTCTTCGTCTTTCTTAGTTTTATCCTCTACAAACGTAGAAGCTAACTTCTTAAGTTTAGTATCTGCTTTCTTTTGTATGTCTACTTGTCTAAGTAACATATCAGAATAAGCTTTATTGGTGTCGTTATTTCTAGCTAATTGAGTGTTTTTAAGTTCTAATATTTGCTCTTTTGCGTGTCCTATTTCATTTGATAACTGAGCTCTTTGTGCTAATAAAGACTCTTCGTCTACTAAACCACCAAAAAAAGGAACATCTTTTAATGCTAATCTAGCATCTATACCAAACTGCTGAAATTCCTTAGCTAATATCATTACATTTTGACCTATAATACTAAACTGAGTACCTCCGTTTTTCATATCATTAACAAACTGAGTGAAAAAGTAACCTACTAAGTCTACTTTTTTCTGTAAAAAAGATATACTAGATGTAACTAATTGTATAGAACCTCTAGCAAGTGTAGACATAATACCTCCACCGTCTTCTAGATTAAGCATAAAACCACTCCAAGCTGAACTAAGTTTAGTTAAATCACCGTTTAAGTTATCTAACTTATCTTCTGCCATCTTCTCAACAGAACCCCCTGCATTATCAAAGGCTGTTTTAAGTTTATCTAACTCATCTGTATTCTCAGCTAAAGCTATTAAGGAACCTTTTGCCCTGTCTCCTACTAATTCTTTTGCTATTGCTAATTTTTCTGCAGAAGATGTAGCATTTGCTAATCTTTTTGATGTTAACGTTAAACTTTCTCTATAAGATTTACCTGTTTTCTGAGCTAAGTCAGACATAATCCTTTTTAATTGATTACCTGCTAAAGAACCTGATATACCTCTATTTGCTAAGACAGCTAAAGATGCTGAAGCTTGTTCTATAGATACCCCTACAGTAGACGCAATAGGTGCAACTTGTTTCATAGACTCTTGAAACTTAGTTATGTCTAGAGATGAACTTGCAAAAGATTTAGCCATAACGTCAGCCACTCTCATAGTATCTGAAGCGGTCAAATTAAATCCCCTAAGAGTACCTGCCGCAATTGATGCCGCATTTGCTAAGTCAGTACCTGAAGCGGCCGCTAAAGCTAAAACAGCATTAGAAGAGGCTAATATTTGGTCTGAGTCAAAACCCATTTTTGCTAATTCCACTTGTAACTCTCCTACTTGAGTAGCAGTAAAGGCTGTAGTTGCTCCTAATCTCTTAGCTGATTGACTTAAAGCGTCTATTGCCTCTGGTGTAGCACCATCTCCTAAAACAGCTTTTAAATTACTCATTTGCTGAGCAAAGTCTCTAGATTGGTTTATTAAACCCATAAAACCACCAGCTAAAGCACCTATAGCTACTACAAAAGCTCCAACTCCTGAAGATATTAGAGCCATAGCCATAGCTTTGATACCTCCTGTAGCTAAATTAGCTGAAGTAGCAACACCTTTAAGAGAAGTACTTAAACCTGTAGAGGCTACAGTACCTTTATTCATTGAAGTAGCTACATTTGATGTTACATTAATATGTACATTCCGTTTTTCTTTCATCTTATTTTTGTCTTATTTTAAACTTTATATATCTCTTAAATTCTTTCCAATTCTCAGGATATTTATTTAAGCCTCTAGCAATGTCTAATTCTGGAGACGTATAGTCTAAGGTGTCCATTAAGTAAAGCATTATTTTAATCATTGTATATCTTTATTTAAAAATACTATAAACCTTGTTAGGTGGTCTTGCTATTGTTGATAACTACATAAAACTATGTATTGACTCAATCATCTTAGAAGTGTATCTTTACCTATATCTCTACTAAAGTATATTCAGAATTACTAAAAGAAGATATTTCCCCCACTAAAGCAATGTCTGAGAAGTTGCCTATCAGGATAGTCGCCTCTTCTAAGACTCCGCTTTGGTTTAAGTAAGTTATCCTTAAGTCTACTGCTCCTGTATTAGTTACTCTAATAGTTTTCTTAGTAAAATAACTCAACTTACTCATACCGACTAAAGTTAAGTCTAATTTAGACTCTCCATTTAAGTAATTAGTCTCTATAGAATTTATAGAGTAAAAAGAGTTGTTTATAGTTAAAGTATCTGACAAAGTTATCTGCTTAACTAAAGAACTAGGTAAGAAAGACTTAAATACTACACTTCTTTTATCTTCGTCAAACATCATAGCAGTAAGCCCCTTATAGAAGTTGTTAAATAATCCCAAACCTACAGTACTATCTATAGCGTTGTACTCGTTTAACTCTTCTCCAAAATACAAACCTAATAATCCTGTAGCAGGAATATCTGAAGGCTCAAAGTCATCAGTAAAGACATTAGATGGTGTTATATATTCTGTAACTCTAGTAATAGTACCTCCTGTGTCATAAGATAAGGGATTAGACGGATAGTTTTTAGCAATATAAGTAAACATCGGTTTAGTTTGTTGCTCTGCTCCTTTTAAATCTGAAAACTGACTATATACTAAAGGAAAAAACACTACAGGAAAACCTGAACTAACGTAACTTAAGTCAAGTAAAGGCTCTAAAGGTACTCTTTGATTAGGTATATCTAAGGTGTATTCGTTGCCTGATAACTTTACTCCTGTTTGTCCTATTAAATCGTATTCTAATTCACCGTATTGTTTACCATTTACTTTCTCGTATCCTATCTCCATTGCTACCTTAGGGTCTGCAAATTTAAACCTCATAGAAGAGAATACATTAGGTCTATTTACGTTATAAGATGACGTATCTACATACTCTGAGATGTCTCTAGAAACTCCATTAGACATAAAATGGTCGAAATGAGTTGTTTTTATATTTAAAGCCTCATCTACCTCAGCAACAATATTGAACATCTTAAACAAAGAAGATAAGAAGTCTAATATCTTCATAGTTGGTAAGTTATTAACTACTTGATAATGTCCTGCATTACCTGTATTAATAGTCGATGTATATAATTTAGCTATTCCGCTTATAGATAGGTCAGCGGGTATTTCTGCTACTGTAATATTCAAATTAATTGTAATACTAGAGTCACTTTCAGCACTAAAAGTTAAATTACCTGATGTATTCCTCATATAATAATAAGCAGTACTACTTCCTGAAGTATCTATTTGACGTACTATTGCTCCGTTAAATTTAACAAATACTGTTGCTTCACCTGTCCAATTACCTTGTATCTTTACCCCTAAATCTCTTTTAGGATAGGAATTTGCAAAAAATTTTATGTAGTCGTTATATACTATAGTTGAATTAAAACTATTAGTATTACCACTAGAGAAAGCTATATCAGTAGACAAAGCATCTTGCTTCTCTCCTGCTCTCTCCTTATCTGTTTTATGTAGCCATAAATATAAATCCCTGACATATGTCTCATCAAATACACCACTAAAAGAAATACTGTAAGCTGAAGCTATATTATCTAATATAGTACCTACTTTAAGAGCTCCTATTAAATCTTGGTCAGTAACTCCGTATTTGTCTCCTGATATAGCTGTATAGTCTCTAAAGCTTATGTTTTTAGCTCCTTCTATATTTATATCTTTATTAGTTAAATCATAAAGCATCCTTTTAGACCTAGAAGCTAAAGGAAATACTAAATCTCTTACTGTATTATCTGAGAAATGAGTAACAGCAGAGAAAGTAGATATATTACTACTAGAAAAATCTAGTGTAGATAGTTTATCTTGTCCTATTTTACGTGATAATTCACTTAATTTACCTATATACCTTACATTATAAGACATAGCCTTACCATTAGACATTTTAACACCTTCAATAGATAAGTTTCCAACTTCTTGAGTAACGTTATTAATAAGTATCTTGCAAGGTATTAATTCTCTAGAGTCTAGTCCATTAATTATATCAATATTGTAATAGTGTTTAAATATAATGTTATTCTTTTTAGATGCTGGAATACTAAAGCTTCTAGATAAAGACGTAAACAACTTCTTAGGGTCATTTAAGTCCTTTACCATCTTCTTTATAGTTATTGACTCATCTTTAAACATATCTAAGATAGGAGGCTGTCCTAAAGAGTCGTCTACAGATAGTAATATTTGGATAGGTATTTTCATTTATCTAATTGTGTTAATATAGTTAGAAGCTGTTTCTACTTCAATAGAGTAGTTTATAAGTTTATCGTTTATATGTGTTTTCTTATCTAATTTAGATGTAGTTATGTTAACAGGTAAAGTTAAAGAGCCTTTCTCTAGCCATACGTATTCGCTTAACATTAGCTCTTCAAATTGACTAACGTAGTATTCTGCTATCCAATCTGAGTTAAGTACAAAAGCTTGCTTAGTGTCCTTTATACGCTTTCTTGAGCTATGTGACGATGTGTTTAATGTCAATGCTCCATAATCTACAGTAGACCTGCTAAATGAGTCAGACTCTACACTTATTTTCTCAGTTGATTTAAGTATAAAAGGAAACTTAGTTTTAAAACCGAATTTATTAACGTAAAGTAAATTTACAGCATCAAACTTAGAGCATCTTAAAACATCTACAAAAACCCTTCTACTGTCTCCATTGAAATCAAAATCTATTGTTGTATCATTGGCATCTACTAATTTAGCCTTAACCATAGTAGTACTTGTAGTAGTAGCTGGAATAATAACGGATATACCATCGTCTACAGTATAAATTGAGCCGTCAGAGTTTGAAAAATAAGGTATAGAATTAGTACCACCGTCTGCAACCATAATTCTAGAAGAGTTTGCTAAGCCATTTATTGTAGCTGTAGGTAATCCTACGAAGTCATAAGAGATAGCGTCTTCGCTATTAGTCAATAAAGGTGTCCAAACGTCAGCGTTAATAATACTTTGTGAAATCATTACTATTCTCGGAGAGTTTCCATCTACTAAGGTAGTTCCTGAAACTTCATATCTAACCCAAGTACCAGATAAAGTTATGTCTCTAAAAAAGTAAGAAGAGTAATCCCCACCATTTTCCTGAACTAGTAATTTTATTACCCCACTTCCCTTAAGATATACAGAGAAAGTAATGTCACTACCTTCTGTTATATTTTGAATAGAATTATTAGAAATATATCCGCCACCAGATTGAGTTAATATATTATATGCTGAGGTATCGCCTATAGGTGAAGTTACTCCACTAGTTGTAGTTATTGTGCTCTGATACCAATCATTTTGCAAATCTATACTAGGTATTAAGTTATTTACATTACTAGACTGTAAGCCTTCAGTACTTAAAGAGTAACCTTCAGATACTAAATAAGTAAAAGTGTCATCTGCTACTATTGTATCTTTTAGTATTATTTGCATCCAAGCAAAACCTGAGCTTAAATCTGTGTTATGAGATAAGAAATCTCTAGCTAATTCAGCTACCTCAAAAGTAGACTTTCCTGCAGTAGGTTCTTTAGATAGTAAGTAAGTATAATTTGTAGGTAAATCTGTCACTACGTCACCCTTCCATAGTCTAATCTCACAGTTAACTACAGAGCCTGTAGTAGCTTTCTGAGTAAAAAAAGGACTTCTTACATTAATGTTTCTATAATTTGGCATCTTATTTTAATTTATTTTTGTTTCTTAATTTCTTTGCTATTTGGTTAGCTATATTATTAGCTATATCGTCTGCTATTGCTCTATGGTAGAGGTTCATAGTAGTATTAAAACGTTTATCGAATGGCTTACTAAAGAAAGCTGTCTTCTCTATACCTTTTTGATAAATAGACTTTGCTATAGCATACTCACTACCAGCGTCTAAACCTTTAGATTGTACCCATTTACGAATAGGCTCTACAGGTACACTTTTCTTGTCTCCATTTCTACCAAACTTATAAGGTGTATTTCTATTCTTTATATAATTAGATTTACTACCCTTTACTCCTTTATCTAAGAACTCACCATAAGCATTCATTTCAAAAGACAACTGAGGCATACTAGAGCCTCCTGTGAATTTACCTGCTAAGCTTCTTTTTTGTCTCTTATTAATATAACCTTTAATAGAGCCATATAAAGCACTCGAAGCATTGTGGTTTCCTTTCGTAAGATTACTCTTAGATTGTTGAACTACATACCTCTTAAACTTATCTAGAACCTGATAAGCTCTAGTATATTGACTCGTTATTCTTAACATATATCCATAGTGTTTCTAATAGCTACTGAAAAGTCTAATCCTACTCCTGCTAATTTGTCTTCAAATCTCTCACTAAAGAACTCTATATTTACATCTTCCTCTAATTGATAACCATCTGAATGCATCTGACCTCTAGTAAGAGCTGAGACTAATTTAGTAGCTACAGCAAACATACTATTCTTAATATAGTGCTCGTTATCATTACCGTAGTATTGGTCTGTCTGAGCCTCTTTAGACTCATCTACCATATCTAATAGTAATACACTCATATTAACAGAAGCCATTCCAGACTCTGCAGACATATTAGCTGTAGTCATTACAACGTGAGCCATTGGGAAAGTATTTTTCTTTAGTAAATCTATGTCAAATAAATCACCCATAGTAACAGAGTTAAGAAGTACATTGCCTTCTAATTCTGTTTTAATTGCGTCTGTAAGTTTAAATAAGTTATTCATATTATCTTTTTTTTCTATATTGTAATCTTTCTATCTCTGCTTTTTCTTTTTCAAACTCTAAGTACATTAGAGCTTCTAAATGATTTACCTCTGTTACTGCTTTAAATTTTGTGACACTACCCTTAGAAAGTGCATAGAGGCTGTTAAACCATCCGTATTTTTTGGAGAACTGTGCCTCTCTAGAGTAGTCAGACTCTCCGTTATTGTCGACTGTGAATAGTGCTGGGAAGCCTGAAGTAACTCTTTTACGATATGATAAAAAAAAACCACCGCAGATGAAGCGATTCCTAAAGGTGCTGATTTCATTATCTCCTGCCGTTCTACTGAAGCGTCATAAGTCTCTACTGTGTAGAGGTTACTGAAGCTCTTTACTATTGGTCTATACATAACAGACATAGCTTTATGAAAAGACTTAGTCTCTTTTAAAGCCTCTTCTAAGTCAATGTACTCTCCTAGTGACATTTGAGATAAGTCAGGTATAAAACCGTATTTAACACCCTCTAACTCAAACTGAGTAGTATGAGGTGTCTCCTGTGACAATACTCCTGCTATTTGGCTCTCTATATCTTCTGCGTCCTTTAAAGGAAACTTACTAACTAAGTTAATGTCTACACCACAGAATATCTCTATAGTCTTATGTAATAAGAAGTCACTATCCTGATTCTCTATATTTATCTTATCAAACTTCTGAAACTCACTTAGAGTTATGTCATTTATGTTAGTTGGTACACTTATAGTCATTATTTAAAGGTTTTATTTAAAAACAGTATAACAAAAAAAGCCACCTCTCTCGAAGTGACTCCATAATTAACAAACAATTTATCTTAATA